TGGCATTTCTCCAGCGCCTCCCGCACTCATATCACCGCCAAAATCCATAGCACCTCCGCCACCAGCCGCAGCAGCAGCAGCATCACCGCCGCTGCCAGCAAACTCTAGTGCGCCATCCAATTTTCTATCATAAAACATCTCTCGTTGATTACGAACAACTTCTTCGTCAGATAAATCAAAGATATGTTTCGCAACCCAACGTCTACTAAAATATCCTTCAGTTGCGCCGCCAGCAATTTCAAATTTTGTTCGCCAGTGTTCAAGCTCTTGAAGTTCAGAAAGTTTTGAAGGGTTATTTAACCTTAATTTGAAAGAAATAAGATCTTTGTTTTTATACCCAAGAGTATATAAGTGAATTACTGCAATTTTTTCAAGCTCAGAAACAATACTTCTTTGTAATCGTGTAATTGTACGTGAGAATCGAATATCTCTCTGAGCCAATGTAGTTTTATCTTCTGAGCCTTCGTCGCCTTGAGTAAGATAAGAGGGCGGAATCTTGAGAGCAGAAAAAAGTTTATCTCTTAAATACTTTACATCATCTACATCGCCTGTATAAGTTCCGCCTGGTAATGATTCAACCTTAGTATTAGATGTTCCGCCACGAACAGGAATAAAATAATCTTCATCAATACTCATTGGATTATAACGTAAATCCACTCGTCCTGTATCAGCATCAATAACTTGATTCCGTTTCATTTGAGTTACAATTCTTTGCATATGTTGCTCAACTTCTTTTTCAGGAATGCCGCCGACATCAATATAAAAAATTCTACGTTCTGGAGAACGAACAACACGATATGCCATCATTGCATCTTCCAGTAATTGAAGTTGACGCCAAATACGCCGGCAAGCTTCCAAAACAGAAGTTCCATAAGGAGCATATTTGTCGTTACCTAAAATTCTAAAATGAGCAATTTGCCAATTCTCAAATGTTAAACCTCCGCTATTCCATTGAAATTGAACATAATTGGGATTAGTTTTATCTTCACCTTCTAGTCGCTCGATTTCCGCTGATGGCAAACCCACAACTGATTTCACTCCAACAGTTTCATCGATATCCATATATAAAAAGTAATCGCCATATTTGCACATACTGCGACACCAACCAAATATATTAAATTCAATATTGAGGATGCTATAAAACAAAGAATGCAAAATTCCTTTAATTTCTTCATTCGGACAATTGATCGTAAGCAATGGTTGCACGGGTGACGAAACTGTCATTTCGTCAGCATAAATATCCATTGCAGATGCAATCTCTGGCATGTACTCCATTTGATCAAAGTCTGTATATCTTTCTGCTCTTGCAGCATTTGCTGTAGCGTTTGCATAAAGATTATCAAATGGATTATAAGAAGTTTTTTTAAATGTTAATCCTGCGGCAGACTGAAATTTATATTTATCAAGTTGCCATCTCTTGAGTTGTCTTGGATTCTGTCGTTGATATTGTGTAAGAGGCCCTGATAATAATTTTGTTAAAGCCTTGTAGAGAAACGAATCAGGATCTCTTGGGTTATTAGTATTTTTTGAATTAGTGTTGTCGGGGTATGCCATTTTTTATCCTTTTATTAACCAGCCAAATTCTTTATAAGTTTTTTCAGCAGTCCTTATTTTATCAAAAGATTCAACCTTTTTGTAGCCCTGCATACCAGGAATTGTCGTATTCATTTTTGTATTACAACTAATCATAGAATTTAAAAATGCTCTTTTGTATTGTAAATCTTTTGTATTCTCTTCAAGAACGGTATCGCGGACCCAACAAGCAATTGCCAAAGACATCACCAAATCATCATTATAACCGCGTTGAGCCTCTGGCCTGCCATTTCTCCAAACAAAAGTTTTTAACTCTTGATATATCCTAACAGAATTAAGAGTAATTAGTTCATTTCTTATGAATTCTTCAAGCTTTGCAACAATTAAAGGACGTGTTTTTTGTGAGGTTGTAAAGCCTGGAACAGAATTCGACACATTTTGCGCCTCATATTGTTCAATATATTCGTGAGTTCCTTTAGTAGAGTAATATAAATTTGGATAACCGGCATCAATGAGTTTTTCCAAAACTGAGAAGCCGATGTTATTGTTTTCGACAATGAGCATCGCGTCTCCGTATTCTTTTCCTGCGTCGAATAAGATTCGTGAGAATAAGTCGGTCGTAGGTTTTCCCCGATATTCCGCCACTTGTTCCATCGTACTTGTATTGAATACATGGAAAACAGAATAATCATTTCCATCTCCCCGCGCAACATCACCAACAAGTAAGTATTTGTTCTCTGGTTTATATTCCTCCCAAATCCAAAAATTTCTATCAAAACCTGTTTGATGTTTTGGTGACGTGCAGACTCCTGCTAATTTTTCTAAATTATCTGGATGAATTACTGTTTCTCCAGATGCATTAAAATTACACTCATATTCTTGAGCGACTCGTCTACGTGACAAATTTCTTGTTGTTTCTTCAAACCAATTTTTATCTCTTTCTGGATGAAGGGTCCAATGAAGTTTTGTTGGGTGAAAATCATTCTCGCCTGTTTGGGACGCAATGTAGGTTTTGTGAAACCAATTTCCCACACCATTTGGTGATGATAGGGCAATACATCGACCGCCAGCTGCCATCGTTGGTTGAAGTGCTGTCCACAATTCATCAAGATTTTCAATATGCGCAGCCTCATCAAGCACCAATAAAGATAATGCTTCAGAACGACCAGCATCAATTGATGTTGCAGACGCTTTGATTTCAGAACCGTTATTTAGGACAAAAGAAGATCTATTGTCGATTTCAATTGCCGCAATCTGATCAAACCAGGGCGGCAATAACTTAATCATTGCCTTAACTTTTTTAACAAGATTTGCTGCTGTACTAAATTTGGTGGCGATAACAAGAATATTTTTATCGCGATGAAATAACATCATCCACGAAACATATGCGGCAGTAATTGTTGAAATCCCCATTTGACGGGATTTTAAAATAACATTATTTCGGTAATCATTGAACTTGTGAAGAAGTTCTTGTTGAAAATCCCAAGTTTTAAAAGGAATTTGTCCGCGCTGTGGATGAGCAATCTTACAATAATTGTCTATAAAATAAACAGGATCTTTGCCGCACTTGACAATCTCCTTAACAAGATCTTTTTTGGATAGATATTGAGACATACATGGTAATTAGTTTGCCGGTTTCATTCAGTGAGGATTTTGATTTCTTGAGCCATTCTTTGTAGTTTTGTAGAAAGATCATTAAAAGCCTGTCGTACATTGGCATATTCGCTTCTCATGTTGGTTGGAACGCCACCCATTGTTTTTTTAAAATCTGTTTCAAACTTTTTTCGTGTTTGGAGAATCTTTATTCCGTGATTTTTTAATATTGAAGAAGCTTTAGCTCGATTGTATGATTGTCCGCGATCTCCTGGTAGACCAGACATAGCCGCCATTGCACCTGCACCACGGGCTTTCATTCGACCCCAAACTCCTTCATCTAAGTTTTCGATTTCTTCTAAAACCAGAGCTTCAAGTTCTTCTTGTGTAATTTTTGTCATGATCGCGGCTCTTCGTCTCGTTTTCCTTTTACGTTTTCGGCCTTCTTGGTTTTTGGAAATTTATCTTTACCCATTCCAAGCCAATTTTTAAATGCTGAATCAAGCCTTTCTTCAACAGTGGTTCCCAATTCTGGTTCCTCTGGCATTCCGCCAATTGTAAAACTTTGACTTGCGTTAACAATAGAGCGAACACGACTTGTTGACTGTACTAAAACATCAGGTTCTTTATCTTTTTTAGTTAAAGTAAGAGATTTGCCTGTGATTTTTTTGTATTCTTTCTTAAGAAAAGAAACGATGTCTTGAAGTCTTTGTGCTATTTCACCTTCAAAATCACCCTTGTAAACATCTCTAAGGAAAATTTCACTTTGGTATTTAATGATTAAAATATTACCCTTCATGCTCACATTAAATCCATCCATAACTCGCTTATCAAGAATTGGATGTCCGTCTTCTCTACTGAGTCCAACCTTTAATGGTTCTCCCTTATCATCTAATGCGCCATCAAAAGCGTTTGCTGCTGCTTGTGAGATGCCATTTACAATATCTATAATGTTACTTTTTTCTGCCATTACTATTAATTATCCTTATTGTTTTGTTTTCCTCTAAAATTGCCCTAAGTTTTTTCATTAACGCCTTGTCTTTGTGAGTGGAAGAAACTTTGAAGTTTCTACCCTCTTGCACAATAGAGCGAATTTTTTTCATCAATTCTTCTGGAAGGGCTTCTGCTGGGATTCCTGGTCCCGCTGTAGGAGTAAATTGCTTTGATCGTTTAAAGTCCGTTTGACCTCTAGCTTGGCCTTTCTTTTGACGGGTTTTCAATTCCTTTTCACGAGCGGCTTTCCGTGCAGCCTTTCTTGCGCTCTTTTTACTAACTTTCTTTTCTTTTTTCTTTTCTTCTGTTGCTTTATCTTTCTCATCTTCTGGCTTCACTGGCGCACCGGCACCACTCAAGCTTCTTTGAAATCTACTTCCAAGTGTCTCGGGTTCATCTTCCTTTTCATCATCAGTTGCTGCTGGTTGCGCTGGTTGAGCGTCTGGTTGAGCGTCTGGTTGCGCTGGTTGAGCGTCTGGTTGAGCGTCTGGTTGCGCTG